ATCTTGGGATAAGCACGCAGTAATCTATCAGAAAAAGGCACAGTATTGGGTGTTGGTTGAGATGATTGTTTCTTGAAGCGGTCATAGAGTTCTCCGCCAACCTTATCCCAGTCTTTCGGAGGCTTAGGCGGTGCGCCAGCCACTTCTGCAACCGCAGTATCCTCTGCTACAGATGGTATTTCAGAAGGTTTTACTACCTCTGGTACAGGTTGAGGAGTTACTTGAAAAATTGGGGTTGTCACTGCTTCAGGAATAGTAGGTGTTGTCGTAATTTTTACTTTTTCTATGGCTATCTGTGCTCCCTGTATTGCCTTTTCTGCTTCAGGGTATGCTATACCCTTATAATCCTGTTGTAATATTTTGCGAGCGGCGGCTAAATCTTGTACTGCTGTACCAATATCACCATGTTGTTTTCCAAAAACAGCCAATTGTGCTTCATACATAGCCCGCCTAGCTAATAATTCAGGAGTTACAAATTCTGTCAACTTTCTGGCTACTGCGCCCCTAGCAGACCTTAATTTCTGTATCTCATCTGGCTTGGGGGTTATCTGTTCACCGCCTGGCAACTCCATCTTCCCCGCCTGTACCGCTCGGACACTCTCGGCTATAGCCACCTCCTGCACTTGACCCTCAACCCACTTAGTAGCCTGCTCTATAATCTCTTTGCCCTGTGGTTGAGTTGCCACCCAGTCTAACGCTTTCTGCCCTGCTTCCTGCTCGGATAGTCCTTTCCTAAGAGCATCTGATTTAACATTGTCAAATTGAGCGGCCATATTAGATGGTATCGTTTCCTGTGTTCTGGCTGATATAGATGTGTAAATAGCGCCTATGCCGCCCATACCAGCACCCATGATGAAACCGAGTAGCATCGCTTGTTTCATCTGCGGGTCAAAGTCAACATCTTGTCCAAGAGCTTTCCTTTGAATAATGTCCTGGACAACTTCCTCAGCACCTTCACTTAAACCAACACCGATAACCTTTCCGGCACTGATAAGAGGTTTTAACCACTTACCACCGCCAGGTATCTTCGCAAACGCCAGACCGAACTCAGCGGCATCCATCCCGACAAGTGCCATGTTACCTTTAAATATCTTGTCAAAAATCGCTGATGCCTGCTCAGGGGTATCACCCCTAGATATAGATTCATTAAATCCCCCTCCAGCCTCAAACGCAGACTCAAGTGGTCTTGCTAAACCAGCAGCACCAGCACCTGTTACGGCGCTTGAAACCACCATAGACCAAAATGGGCTGCTTATTGCTGCACCAGCAGCACCAGCCAAAGGAGCAACAGCCATCCCTCCACCTATTGCAGCAGGAGCAATAGCAGCCATGAACGGCAAAGTCCTGACTATACTTTCCGCTGTATTCTTCGGCGCTGGAACTCCATACTGAAATTCTTTAGCTTGCGCCACCAAGCCCTGCTGTAATTCCGTATATCCTAACCTGCCAGCTACTCCAGCGGCAGATGATACCACATCTCCCACACCACCAGATAACTGAGCAAGTGTTGTTCTTTCCCCATATAAAGTTGCTCTCTTTTCCCTTTTCTCTCCGGCAGTCAATCCGGTAGTCATAACAGACGCCAAATCTTCACTAGATAGTTCTGGCCTTACTTTCGATGCCCCTATCTTCTGCCATTGGTCTGCAAATAGTTCTCCGCCTTGTTTCCGGTAAAGCTGGAACGCTTCTACATTAGCTTGTCTCTGCTCATAGTTCTTCACGAAGGGGAAAGGCACATTAACATCATCGTACTGGGACTTGACCTTGGTTTCAGCCGCAGGTTCTAGTACACCCCCAGTAGGTTGAGGCGGTTTATTTCCATCACCAAGTATTCTCCTGATAAATTCTTCTTCAGTAATAATAGGCATTTAGAAGATCACTATAAAATATTAGAACTTAACTGTGCGAAGCATGGGAGCGTAAGCACCTGGTCTCTGTCCCTTGGAATACGGGGACATAGAAGCATACTCTTCTTTAAGCTTAGATACCCTTTTATTGAGCCATGTAGACCAATTTGCTTCCTGCACTGCTGGAGTTTTGCCCTCAATGGGGCTAGCTGCCTTGAATTGAGACATCAAACTGGGGTAATTGCTTTGAAACCAGTTCAGCCAGGGCTGACTACCCCCAGTCCCTCCAGCAAACTGTTCAAACACACCCTGGTAGTTAGCAGATTGCTCTACTTTGGGCTGGAAGTATTGTTCTGCCTGGAGGTATTGTGCTCTCAGCCTTCTTAAATCCTGTTCTCCACCTGGGAGTAAGTTGAAAGCATCATTAACCGCTTTCTGTTGAAGGTGGAAATTAGCTAATGGGTCAAGTTGAACCTTAGTGCCAAGTCTGTTAATCTCATTGAGTAAAGCACCCTGCTTCTGGTCAGGGGTCATTTCCCCTGATAGAATATCCTGATAAGCAGTATTAAATTCATTCCACTGTGATGAATACTGCTTTTCTTGAGAAACCATTAAATTCTTGACACCTTGTTCTGTTTGCTGTTGGAGCTGAGATTGCTGTGCTTCCTGCTCTGCTTGCTGTGCTGCATCCCTAGCTTTCCATTGCCCCATTATAGTAGAGAAAAGAGGGGTATCAGATTGGACACCAAACATACGAACTGCTTTCGCAAGACTATCAAGATATTCATCAGCCTGTTTTTCTGTATAGTCCTCGTTCTCGACCCAACCCGCAACTATATCCATAGCATCTTTAACATATTGCTGGTCTCTACTAAGGGGAGGCTGCGGAGGTGGGGGAGGAGGGGTTACTGGTGGTTGATATATAGGTTTAGTTGCTATTTTCGGCATTTATTTTCTCCTTTTGAGGTAATCGTCAAATAACCCGTTCCAATAATCAAACGTTCCACCACCCCATGATGTACTTGCAGGTTTGGCATTGGGTTGATTGGTATTAGGTTGAGATGGTCGTGGATACGAATTTAATTGCCCTCTGTCTCTCTGAGATGCATAAGGTTCAGTTGCCCTTAATCGTTTAGCTTGAGGCCAATCCCTCGGTATCCCTTCGCTTCCTTTTTCCATATTACATCACAGGTGGTTGCATTGGCATGGGGGCTTCGGGAGCAGGGGATGGCTCAGGGGAGAGCGATTGCCCCTGAGAAGTCTCCTGCATCTCGATATTGTAATAATCCTTCATCATCTGTGCCGCTTCTTCGTACCTACCAAAAGCACCCATAGCCAAGATTGCCTTAATCATCGCCAGTTTCGGACTGTGCTCTGCTATCTCAATAGACACGAGGTCAGCTATCATCTTGGGGTCTTGTATCTGGAGGATAGTCTCCCATACCCAGACGTCAGGCAGACCCAACCTCTTTGCCATATCCGCTACCTGCAAGGTATCCATCTGGCTCCAGGGAGTCCGGGCGGTGAAGTTGACCTTGATAATATGAGGACGTTTCAAGTCGACGGGCTTAACTTCCACTTCGTAGTACTTATCCCTTTGCTTCCCCGAAATCTTAACCCTAATCCCGCTGGCTACAAGTTGTTCTTCAATCAACCTGCAAATATCAGAGTAGAAGTAACTCAAGTTCCGTAATTGGGGATTAAATATCTTATTACCTGCTTCCTGGGCTAGATTATACAAAGTGCCCGATGGGGCAGGAGAGCCTATGGGTATCTTGGGTAAGACTGCCTGCTCAAGTTCGGCATTGAGCCATCCCAGCATATTAACTACCGTAGGGGATATTTCTTTCATGGGGGAGGCAAGTAGTTCGTTATGTCCTTTAGCCAGGTTTATAACACCACCGGGGACATTAGCGGTCGTGGTAACATCGGAGCCTTGTTCATCCTTATAGTTTATAAGTGCCTGGTTTGCCATCAGGTTAGCGTGATTAGCAACAATAGAAGCAAACCTGTTTCTTACCGCGTTTATCTTACGGGCTGAAGCGAAGATACTCTCTCCGTACCCCTTCAAATCAATGCCATTTGTGCTCGCAACAGGGGGGCGGGTGGATACAGGCATAATCAGAACGGGCATTGAGGGTATATCAAATTTTGCAGGTTCTTTTACAAATTCCCTTTCACAAATAACGGAGTTATAGATAGTGCCGTTATCATTCTCCCACCAGTCTAAAACAGGGACATTCCTCTTCACCGAACTCTTATATCCATATTCACTAAGAACAGAGGATTGACTGCGAAAAGTTTTATAGTTAGACCATGCTAATCCATTTTCCCCCACCTCATACGTCAACCACCTTGGGTCTAATCCCAATCCATCAAAGACAACATTATTTTTATTCTTATATACCAGGAATCTTCCGGCTACCCAACCCCTGACCAGGGAATACCAAATCAGAGTCTCCCTTAACGGGGGTAAAAGCAGTCTCCTTAGCCTTTCATCTATCTTCTCCAGCGCGAAGGTAAATAATCTCTCCAGTTCCCCTATCTCATCCCTTTTGTCTTCCCCTTTGGCCTCTGCCATACTGACAACAACTTGCATACTAGAGGAAGCAAGTGTGGATTGCACATTATCAGAGTATACACGGAGGTCATTAGCGATAATCTCTATATCCGAGTCGTGTGCTTGTGTTCTTGCCCTGACTTGTGATTCATAAGTTGTACGGCTTGGGTTTGATGTCATATCCCAAACGTCATAGTCCTCATCATGCCTTGTAAATAACCCGTTAAATTCCTGGGTTTCCTTGTCATTAACTAAAGAGACAATTTCTGTTACATCTTTCGGCATACAATACCCCTTTTAATTGTACCACACTAATAAATCCGCCTTCCGCCGACATAAAGTGTTGCTTCGGAGGCTTTACCTATCTTCTCAAGTTGAGAGCAGGCCAGCATAAGGGCAATCACCGTGTCCCCGTGAGTTTTACCCGTTGGTTCGGCGTACCCCTTGACCCACTGGTACTCCATAAGTTCCTTCACCATAGGCTTAAAGCGGGTTATCAGACCCTTATTGTTCACTCTTTCAATGAGTTTGACCGCTAAATCCCTCTTGTTAGGTTTAGTCAGTGCCCACCCGTATTTCTTTTCATTCATCATGTATAATCTCGGATAACCCAATTCAACCAATTTGTCAATAACCGCCCTGCCAATACCTATATTATCAACCACCAGTACCGGGTTGTGGTATTCCTCACATAAGTTAGAGCAATCATAAGCAAATGAGTCCGTACCAACCGTATTAGTGTAGATAACCGCGGATACCTCTGACTGCATCCCGTATTTACCAACGATAACCAGTACAGAATAGTCGAGTCCTACCCCCTCCCCCACATCTATACCCGCACAGTAGGAATACCCTACCCTCGGAGGGTGCAGTATATAGATACAGTCCTGTCTTTTATCAGGATTCTCTATCACATTTGCCCATAAGTTATCCATTACCTCTTTATTAAAACATGAAACCGCGGACTGTGGAGACAGGGCTTCTTCAATAGTCCTCGGATAGTTCCGCTTGACCACCCAAGGGGTAGAGGCATTTTCCTCAACCTTTTCCTGGTACCACGCTTCATCCCGGTTAGGCCGTGAGTCATAAGGGTAGAAGAGTGCCCTGAACCCGTTCTGCCCCCTCATCGCACTACGGTAGTGCTCTTTCCAGTAAGAGTCAGGATTAGCTTCATTGGCGGTTGATACATTTGCGAGCTGGCGAGTCGGGCTGTCCCCAACAGTAGCACTGGTGTGAGAGAGGTTAATCTCAAAGAACTCGTGGAAGTCCCCCTCATCATGTATGACTAAATCCGAGGTCTCACCAATACCCGCATCCTGTGTAGAAGGATAGGCTGTTATCCTCGAGTGCATCTCCTTGAACCCGAAACCATCCATGTGATTCGGGTATAAGGTGTATATCTTCATCCACTCCGGTAAGTTGTTGTATACAATCCTCGACTTCTCAAGTAACGCCCTCGCCTCTACCTGACCCTTTGAAATCTCAAGGACATTCGCACCCTCCCTGATATATATCCTCCTCAATGCGTGTATCGCTAAAGCCCAGCTAATCCCTATCTGCTTGCTCTTTAACAGGTCAATTAACTTCTCTACCTCTAACGCCTGAAAGAAATGTACGAGGTGAGGCCATAACGTGTACTCTAACGCTAACTCCCCCGGCTCCTGTATCTTAACGTAATTTAGAAAAGAAAAAGGATTACTAGCTATTTCAAGTACATTCAGTACCTGTTCTTTATTCATACTTTATGTTAAGTACCTGTTTTTTTGTTTCTGTCCGTAATTTGAGGGTATCTTGCTATTGTTCCTCTTCCCCTTGCTGATTATGGTAGGGTGTATTGATAATGGTTGTAGTGCTGTTAATGGTTGTATAACAAAGCAACCACACACCGCACACCGCTACACCCCACACCGCTACACCCCACAGTCTCAAGTTACAACATCTCTAGCCTCGCATGGTCGCACTATAATTGTTATGTCATGTTACCCAGTCTCCACACTTGGCTCGTATATCTC